CCATGCTACTGTTCGCCACGATTCACCACCTCTTTTCTGCGTTTTGATTCTATCCATTCACGCATCTTGCTGATAGGAAGCGGCTTCTTCCCGATGCGCTGCTTTTCTGTATCCATCCCCGGGCGCTTATATGGCTCGGGTTTTCTTCCTGGTTTATGAGTGATCAGGACACGCAGGTTCGCGTTCACGATCGACAGCTGATCATATATATCGGCGAGGATCGCGTTCGTCTTCGCCCGCGTCGACCACTCAGTCATATCAGGGTTGAGTTCACCACCCAGCGCGGATCCGAGCTGGACGTGTGATAAAAATGACTTGAGAGCACCCCATGAGAGAGTGCTCCCAACATCTGCCAATTCATGGCCAGTCTGTACAAACAGGTCTCTTTCGACCGCCTCACGATGTTCATCGATGAACCCCGCGAGGCCGATCATTCCCCCACGGAAACAGGACTATCCTCAGCCTCTGTCGAAGCATCCTGCCACGCCTTGGTAAGCCGCTGGATATCTTCCCCGGTCAGCTCGTTAAAGATCTCCTCCGGGATATATTTCCGGAACAGCCATAAGCCATCCTCGGCGTTCTTTATCGCAGTCACCTCAGCGAGTGTCAGGCATTTCCTGACCGGGATACTGATAGTTTTGTCGCCATAGTTTACCTGCAATACGACCTTTTTCTTATTGCCCAATGTTACCTGTGCCATTACAGTCTCCTCCCTATTGTCTGGAATTATCCGGTTACCTGCCCGTCATCTTTCAGGATCCTCCATTTGTCCGCCGTGATGGTGGCGTTCCAGGTGATCGCTGCGTTCGGCTGGAAGGCTACTTCACCAAGTTCAGTGATGTACCCTTTGGTGGTGCCGATCATCATCATATCGTCGCCGTCCTTCATCAGGAACAGATATGCTTCTGGATCCGGCATGCTATCTGGGGTCACATCCACGCTGATCAGCTTGCCGTGGGATGCTGTCGCTGCGGTAGTGATCACATTATCCTCGCCGAAAATGGTATTGAAAGACTCCTCGGTGGTATCAATGATCGGAGCCACGACCGTGCCGGACTCTTCCGCCGGCAGCAGACGGGCGATCTTGTTCGCCCAGTTTTTCAGCTGGTTAAAAGTATGATTGGTGTTGAGGGTGATACCATCCTCAGAGATCGCACCGGCCTCAACCCATGCAGCTGCCAGCTCCTCGCCCGGGTAAGTCGGAAGCGCAGTGCCTGCGGGCGCATGGTAAAACATTCCGGTCGTTCCCTCTTCGGCGTAGTTACCAGCACCAAGATTTACATTATTTGTAGACATTTATTCAACCTCCACTGTTTCCAGATGTGCGACCACCCTGAGCCGGGCGGAGCACATCGCGATATCAGGCCTCACAGGATCTACGCTCCAGGAGCCTGCTGAGTTTACTGTTACGCCGCGGATCTCCGTTGTCTGGAGCTTCGCGACCGTCCTAAGGATCCCCACGGCATTTCGCAGCGTTTCCAGGGCATCGGCTTCAGTCTCCGCCCTGGAGTCGAGGACAACCTCGAAAGTGTCGATCGTCTCGGTGTCAGATCCGCCTACCTGCTGGACAAGGATGCTCGGCATGGAGAAGTCAGCCGGAAGCGGCCGGCAATACACCGTTAAATGCCTGGACAGAGCCTCACGCACCACGTCCTCGATGTCGATATCACGTAATATCCGCATTTACTTCACCGCCCTCGACAATGCTTTATCCTCTGCCTCTGCGATCCTGGAAGCGCGATCTGTCGTCGATACAGACGCGACCCATCTGCCTCCGCCATATCGGCCCATCCAGGTCTCAGCCTCGAAGCCTTCGCCTCCGCGAGAGTTGTTCGCGTTTGCCCTGCTTTGGATGTCCGAAGCCTGGCTCGTGACAAGCTCTTTGACGCCGTCGCCGCACAGGATGTCCTTAAAACCTTTTGATATAAATGTTATTCGTGTCTGTTTGCCCATCAGCCGTTCCACCTCCTCAAGGTAATCTGCACATGGCTCAGGTTTATTGCTCCTGTCCATACCCGGGGGGAACCGTCGATCGTGTAAGTGTTGCCATCGAACACGATCCGGTCACCCTCAGCGACGTCAGATCCTTCTGGGAGATAGCAGGTCATGCTGTCAAGGACGCCGAGTACACGGCCGTCCTGGGACAACTCTGTCGTTGTAGGCTGTACCGAGCACCCTCCAATGACCAGCGTGCTGGCATTATCCCAGTCAGGAATGTTCGACCCCCTGGAGGTCTTCTTCCCTGGCCGGACTCGTGTGACAGTCTGTCTAGCAAAACTTGGCAGCATCAGAACACCCCCTGCAAACGGTACGGGGCCAGGACTTCCTTGTTGTCGTCAGGAAGCGCCGTCGCCCGTGCACTGTTGACCCAGCCGGCGTTATAAGTGACCAGCACGCCCCCGGCAGACTCTGACGTGATACCGTTAGAGGACGCTGCTGCATGTGTCACTCTGTGCGCGATCAACTCTTTGATACCACCCAGCATCCCATCTGACAGGCCGGCGGTATAATCGACCTCGACCGGCGTGTAACGCTGAATGCCCGCAAACGAGACATTGTAGATACGCAGGATGCCGTTTGTCTCGAAGCTGTAACTGGCATGCGTCGCCCCGTTGATTGTCACGGCGATCACACCCGTCACAAACTTTGCCGGGAGCTGGACCAGCAGATCCGGACCGGCTACGGTCACCCGGCGATCATTCATCAGCAGTTTTACCTTACAGGCGGCAGAAGGATATAGATGCCATCCAACATAGTTTCGGATCGCAGAACATGCGGCGCTGATATTACCCGCTGTCCGGACGTCTCCGGCGTATCTGTTCGCCGTAAACATGTTGAAGTCAGGGATGCTCAGCATGTCGGGCAGTTGTTCCATCTCCGTCAGCTCGTATCCCCAATTTGTCAGCATGCTCATTTTTTTACCACCGCCTTGCTTTTGTTTGCAGGCTTGACCGCCTTGTTAGACGGTTCCGCCGCTTTTTCTTTTTTCGGCTTATATTCGACGGCACCTTCAGGCTGCTTGCCCTCCTCGTACTGGAACGTCTTGCCGTTTATAATATATTCCTTCAGCATGGTTTCACCGCCTTTCAAAAAGGGAGAGCCGAAGCCCTCCCGATCATCGCATCAAATTATGATGTCGCCTTTGTGAGTACCTTGAATCCAGCAGGGCGTCTGACAGCGAGAGCGAGGCGCTCTTCTGCGCGGATCGTCATCAGGTTCTTCACGAAATCATCTTCGTTGGTGTTAGTTGCCTCAACAGAGATACCACCCTTGGAGACGACAGAACCGCAGGTCTTGAATGCGCCGACCACGAACTTGTTCGCTGCGATCGCAGTAGTCACGCATACCGGAATGCCCCACAGATTCGGAACGTTCTGAGCGCCGAAGGGGCCGCCGCCGAAGTACTCATTTGTGGTCAGCTTGAGGGTTCTCAGCTTGAACCAGTCAGCGGGGTTCAGGGCGATCGCATCTGCTGCGAAGCCGGACTGCTCCTGAACGTCCATAGCTGCCTGAAGGATCGCATCTGCTACATCGAGATATGTAGCCGCTGCGGTGATGCTGCCGGTCTGAATGCCGCTTGTTGCAAGCAGATCAGTGACCAGCTTGTTCTGCTCGACAAGGCCCAGCTCATAGATCAGTCTGCCGTTGATCGCAGATGCAAGGAACGGATAGTCGTCGATATACTCATCAGATTCTTTGATATGGCAAGCGATCTTCGCAAGGCTTACGGTCTTGGGAGTCGGGTCTGCAAAGTGAACCTGAGGCTTCTCGGCGCCTTCTGCGGTCACTGCCGGAGCGCCCTGGATCGCACCTTCGACAAGATATACCAGTGTGGAGCCGCTGATGGTCTCAGCACCGAACAGATCACGAACTACGAGCGGAGTGCGTGCCGCTGTGACAACGTTCTTGTCGAACATGGTCGCAAAATCAACAGCACCGGCCGGAGATGCCTGCGTGTCGGTCGCCGCCTTCACGAAAACAGGAGCCGCAAGATCGAACTTCTTGCCGTGCCCGGACTCTTTTACATGATTTACAAAATTCTCGCCCAGTGTCTGAGCTGCCTTGATCTCACCCATGGTGGAATCCTCCTTATCTTTTGTGCCGATCACGTTAAGCAATGCCGCCTTTTTCTCAGCCTGCTCGAGTTCGGCGTTTTTCGCTTCAATCTCGCCGCGGAGCTTCTCGCCCTCTGCAATGGCTTCCGCGTCGTTTGCCTCGATGCGCTCTTTCAGAGCCACGAGTGCGTCCTTTTTGGACTGGAGCTCTTCTTTAAGAGTCATAGTTTATCCCTCCATATTTTTTATATATGCCAGCAGATTATCTTTTGTCGGATTGCTCTGCTCTGGCTCCTCCGCCGCCGCGTTGGCCTTTGCTTCGTCCTTTCCGTCATCCGGATCATCTGCGTCATTAACCTCGTCATCCAGTAATGAATTAGCGAGGGAAATGATCTGTTTGATGGCGTCCTCATCGCTCTTGCGGTTCCTGCGGCCGGATTTGACAGAAACCATTTCTGCAAGCGGCTGTGCAGGCGTTGGCGTGATGGTGATTTCCATCAGGGAGACTGCCTCCAAAACCTGATTGATGTTAGGATCTGCCGCTTTTTCGTTTTCATCGGGTTTGCGCGCCGCATCGATTGCATACGCGTAGGAGAATTGATAGACAGATCCTTCTTTCATTAAATTTCTTGCCGCCTGCGCCTTCGGCGTGTCATAAAAATGAGCCGTCATAAGCGGCCCATACTCATCATCCTCAATTTTGTCGACCTGACCAATGATCATCTCCGGGTCGTCCATGTTGTGGTTCCAAACAAGCGGAATGAACTTTCCTTTTTCCGCCCACGCCTTAATTGTTTCCGTAAAGCATCCGGGAGCCACGCAGTCCCCATATGAGTCTGCGACAGGCTGATATGTGCTAAAGTACCCGGTCAACTCTCCGGTATCCGAAACAGATTTAATGTCAAATTGCTTTGTCTTGTAATTCATTGGAATACCTCCAAATATAACCGCTTACGGTTTTTCGCTCTCCACGGCATGCATATGATATTTTTGATGGATGTTTAAGACCGAGGGCCTTTTCTGCGTCCGCAACGGAGCTGTAAGTGTTTAGTAAATTCCCATTTGTGTCATATTGTGCCACCGCATGTCTTTGCCATTTATCGTATCGGTTTATTTGTTCAATTTTTTCTTCCGAATACCGCCACTGATACCCTCCGGCTGAGTGCCCTTTGTGTTTACAACAACCGATAATAGAA